GGATGGCTATGGCTTTGGCGATGGCTTTGGCTATGGTTCTGGCTCTGGCTCTGTCGATGGCTATGGCTCTGGCGATGGCTCTGGCTATGGCTCTGGCTCTGGCTATGGCTCTGGCTCTGGCTCTGGCTCTGGCTCTGGCTCTGGCTATGGCTATGGCTATGGCTATGGCTATGGCTATGGCTCTGGCTATGGCTCTGGCTATGGCTATGGCTATGGCTTAAAATCTTTCAACAATAAAGTAGTTTATATAATTGACGACGTTCAAACAATTATAACCCACGTATCAAAGAGTATGGCAAAAGGATTTATTCTAAAAAATACATTTGAATTAGAGCCTTGTTATATTGCAAAGGGTCATAATTTGTTTGCTCATCGGTCAAACATCAAAAGAAGCAATACAAGCATTACAAAATAAAATATTTAGAAACATGGATACAGAAGAATTAATAAAACAATTTAGGCAAAAATTTAAAACTAAAAGCAAATATAAAGGAACTACATTTTATGATTGGCATTATATATTAACTGGTAGCTGTGAAATGGGAAGAAACAACTTTGTAGAAGAACACAACTTAAATTTAGACAAAATGTATTCAGTAAAAGAATTTATACAGCTTACAGAGAATGATTACGGTGGAGAAATTATCAAAGAATTAAAAGAATATTATGTGTAATAAAGAATATTGCACAGGGTTAGTGAGATGGAGAGAAACAAAAAATTATGGAGAAGTAAGGAGGGAAGAAAATGAAATTTACAAACGAGGAATTGGAAGAACTATTAACAATTAATGCTCAAGCAAAAATTATGGTGCGAAATTTAAGTTATTGCGATGAACTAGAAAAAGCACTATATGAATGTATGAAAAACAAAACAGAATTAAGCAAAGAAAAAATACAAAAAGCACATAATAATTATTTAGCATTAGCTTTTTTTGTAGGGTTAAATCAATGTCATGGAGAATTATTTGAAAGGCTTGATAAATTTATGAATGAAAATAGATAAATTATATATGGTAAGGAGAATAAACCAATGGCAAACAACAGACAAGCAAAGGAAGAATTAATTAGAAAATATGGAGCAGAATGTTTTATTGAAAGATTACATTTACGAGATACAAAAGGGTTAAAGTATAAAGGAAAAGGACAATACAGAAAAATGAAAATGCTTACATACCATCACATTAAGCCAAAATCAAAAGGAGGACAAGCTACAGTAGATAATGGAGCGATATTAAGTAATGAAAACCACGCATGGTTTCATAAGCAACCAAAAGGGAAACAGCAAGAAATGAATAAGAAATTCCAAGAGTTTAAGCGAGATGTTGACGAGATAAAATTAATATTAGTAGATGATGTAGATGTGGACTTTAAAGTTGTTGCATCGATATTAGAGCTAGATGAAAAAGGTAGAATCAAACAAGAGAGGAAAGATAGCCATGAGGAAGCAAATAAAAAAGGCAATGATTATATTAGGTGATATTGATTTAATTAACACCAAGAAAAAATATATCAATCAGAAAAAACTTCACGAAGCATTTAATATATTAGATAAATTAGATGCAAGGCTAGAAAGAGAAGAAATAAGGAGGAAAACAAATGACCAGTAAAGATTTAATCGATTTTAGCATAAACCAAAAATGGGCAAGAGCAAGAATAATCTTTTGTGAGCAGCAAAAAGAAACTATTGCTAAGTTATCCGCAGTAATATCAGATATGCCAAGAGGAAGTAGAAAAGTTGAAGATAATGAGGCGGAAAGCCTAACAAAACTATTAGACCAGATTGATGGGCTAAAAAAACAAATAGAAGATGAAGCAGTTGAGATGGAGAATAAATTAACAGAACGCTTAAATAAAATGGAAAAAAGACAAGGGCTATTGTTATATCATCACTATATATTAGGTGATAGCATAAAATATATTGCTAAAGAAATATTACACAACGAAAAAAAATATACATATAAGTTAAGAGATAAAGCTTTATTGGAATTTGATAAAATAAATTAAAAAGAGAAAAAAAAGGTTGAATCACGAAAACGAAGTGTGTTAATATATATAATGAATTGAGATGTAGGTAGAGATACCTCGTAGAAGTGAAACAAAACACTCAGTCCGAGCATCTCGTTAAAATCACCTAAAAGAGCAGAGAAATCTGTTCTTTTTTTATTGAGGTAAAACATATGAAAAGAAGTTATATAGCAGATCAAATAATGGCAGAATATAACAGAGAGCAAAAATGGAAAAATAAAGCACGTCAACATTGCATGGAAACAACGTGTGATATGTGCCAATATAAGTATATATGTGATGATATTGAAGAGGAGAAAGATGAGAGTTGCGATTGATAATCTTGAATATTTGAATAAAATAAAAGACAAAGAAGTTATCTATGTATTTGACGACAACACAACATTACAAGAGCTAGTTGATACAGGATTACATTGTATACACAAAGATTACATAGAAGACGTTGATATTAACCTAACAGATTATGCCATACCTTGCATAAAAAAATGCAGTATAGATGATGACTTGAACATTGAAGAAAAAGAGTATAGATTCGCAATAATAGTTCCAAATTGTAACAACGACCATGGAGAATACAACGGAAAAACATTTTTAGGAAATTGTATAGAATCTATACTGAATCAGACATATAAGAATTTTTACTTGATATTTGTTGATGATATGAGTACAGATTCGAGCATAAAGACAGTTAAAAGTTATAAAGATGATAGAATACATATAATACAGAATAGACGTAAGAGATACAATGGAGGCAGTAGAAATGTAGGAATAGAATATGCACTAGACAATTTAAAAATTGATTATTTTTGTTTCATAGATTCTGATGATTGGTGGAAAGATAATACAGTACTAGATACAATTAACAGGAAACTACATAATCACGACATGATGATATTAGGAAGTGAAATGATATTTGAGGATGGAACAACAGTACCACAATACAACAAGTATAGCAGTTATGAAGACGTGTTTTTTTGCTTAAATAATGTATGGTGTACAGCATGGAGTAGAGTAGTAAGAAAAGATAAAATAGTATATTTTGAAGAATCAACACTAATGGAAGATAGAGTTTGGAGTTACAAATTAGCGGATAATATAGATTATAACAATATAACTCACTTAAATAAAATATGCTATGTATGGAATAGGTTAAACACAACAAATAGTGTAAGCGTAGTAAGAGGAGGAATATGGGATGCAAGTGCATATTGCCATATAGGACATCAGTTAATGCTATTAGACAACTTAAAACATGAAGAAATGAGAAATAAATTACAACGAAGAATAAATGAATGTAAAAATAAAGTAAATATGGGAGAATATCAACAGTATTAGGAGGAAATATGAAATATATTTTAATGTGCGGAGGTAATTATCCAAGCTTTAAAAAACGTAAGCAATTAGCAGAAGTTAGCGGAGAGGTGTTAATAGAAAGAACAATAAGACTACTTAAAGAAAATGGAATAAACGACATTGTTATATGCACAAATGGAAAAGATTTTGATTATTTAGGATTGCCAATATTAATGCAAGATAATGATTATATAGCAGGAAGCAAAGACGAAGGACTTAAATCAAAAGCTTGTTGGTTAAATGCTTATTATCTAATTGAAGAACCATGTTGTTATATACATGGGGACGTATATTTTAGCGAGGAAGCAATTAAAACCATTGTAGAAACAGAAGTCAAAGATACAATGTTTTTCTGTATAAGAGATTTACAAGACGGCAGACCAACAGGAGTAAACGCAAAAGGACGTGAGCCATTAGCATATAAAGTGCAAAATTATAAATTATTTAGAAATGCAATAGATGATTTACTAAGAATGGTAGATGAGGGGGTATACAAAGATAAGATACCTCCTTTTAGTTGGCATTTATACAGATATATTAACGGATTAGAGTATGTTTCAGATAATTTAGGATTTATAAACAATATATTTGAAACTAAGGGAGATTACATAGTGATAGATGACTATACAACAGATGTAGACAGCATAAAGGATGTTGAAAGAATAGAAACAATGTTAAAAATTATGAAAGGAGAAATTAAGATGGTAAAAGTAGAGATAATCGAAAGTACAAGATTTGGTAGATTCAATGAACTTAAAAACCTTGTAAGAAAGAATCCAGGCAATAACGAAAAAGGAATTATCTATGTTGGAGATACAGCAGAGTGTACTGAAGAATTAGCAGAGTATTTAACAAAAACAAATCCAATGGGTAGACCTTTTGCAAAAGTAATTGAAGTTATACCAGAAAAAGCAGAACCAAAAGAAGAAAAGAAAACAACTAAGAAGACAGCTACAAAAACAACAGCAAAGAAAAAGACTACAACTAAGAAAAAATAAAGTGAAACAAAACTCTTAAAAGTAGGGAGAGTTAATTATGAATGTAGCTCAAAACATTAACAAATTATTATACGCTCTAAAACAAAAAGGATTGTTATACAAAATAAATAGTTTCCAAATATATTCTGAAAAGAATGACAAGTTCTTTACTAAATATCAAATACAAAAAAGAGAACAGATTGAAGTTTATAATAGGGATATAGAAAAAACAGAAATACAACAAAGATATATTGTAAAAAAAGAATATTACTCTAAAATAGATGTAATGAAATATCTTGCAGAAGAATACAAAAAAGGAAGTGAGGCAAATGAATGAAGAGTATGACAAATTAACAGAAAAACAAAAAAGGTTTATAGATTACTATATAGAAACAGCAAACGCAAAAGACAGTGCAATAATGGCGGGATATAGTGAAAAGACAGCGAAAGTCATAGGCGCAGAGAACTTATCCAAACTTAACCGATTTATTAAACAAAAACTAAACGAGAAAGCTAATGATAGAATAGCCTCACAAGACGAAGTATTGGAATATTTGACAAAAGTTATGAGAGGCGAAGAAAAAGACCAATTTGATTTAGATGCTTCACTACAAGATAGAACAAAATGTGCAGAACTATTAGGGAAAAGATATTTATTGTTTACAGATAGAATTAAAGCAGATGCAAATGTAGATACAACTATAAAGGTAACAATAGATGATTAATGTAAGCATAAGCAAAAAAGTATTTAATGATATATATATACCATTTATAGATAATCAAGACAGATATTTATTGTTTTACGGTGGAGGTTCGAGTGGTAAATCATATTTTATAGTACAAAGATATATAAAGAAGATGATGAGCCAAAAAATGAACTTATTAATAGTAAGACAAACAGGAAATACAAACAGAGATAGTACATTTGCGCTGTTTAAACAAGTAATAAAAGAATGGAAGTTAGATGACTTATTTATTATAACAGACCTTAGAATAAAGTGTATAAACAAAAACGAGGTTATATTTAGAGGATTAGACGACGTTGAAAAGATAAAATCAACTACGTTTGAAAATGGAGAATTAACAGATATATGGGTAGAAGAGGCAACAGAAACATTAGAAGAGGACATAAATCAATTAAAGGTACGTCTAAGAGGTGGAACATCAAAGAAACAAATGGTATTAAGCTTTAACCCTGTTAATATAAATCATTGGATAAAGAAGCATTTTATAGATTCAGGACTTGCAACAGTTTGTCATAGTACATATAAAGACAATAAATTCTTAACAGAAGAAGACAAAGAAACATTGGAAGCGTTTAAAGATGTTGACCCATATTATTACAACGTATATTGTTTAGGTCAATGGCGGAGTATTAGGAAAAACATTCTTTAATGCGGAAAAGATAAGTAATAGAATATCAGAACTTGAAGAGCCTATAAAAACAGGTTCTTTTATTTATGAGTATGACAATAATAAGATTAAGAATGTAAAATGGCAAAACGACCCGAATGGATTTATAAAGATATACGAATTGCCTAAAAAAGATTATCCATATGTATTAAGTGGAGATACAGCGGGAGAAGGAAGCGACTATTTCACAGGTCATGTATTGAATAATGTAACAGGGAAACAAGTAGCAGTATTAAGAGAAGAGTTTGACGCTGACGAATACACAAGGCAGATGTATTGTTTAGGCAAGTATTATAACGAGGCATTGATAGGAATAGAAGCAAACTTTGACACATTTCCAATTAGAAAATTAATAGAGTTAGGATATACTAATCAATTCATAAGGGAAAAGGAAGATACATACACAGGAAAGCACGCTAAATCATATGGATTCAGAACAGACAGAATAACAAGACCACTTATATTAAGTGAATTACAAGCAATAGTAAATGACAATATAGACAGAATAAATGACAAGGAAACATTAGAGGAAATGTTAGTATTTGTACGCAATGAAAAAGGAAGACCTGAGGCACAAGACGGTTGTCATGATGACTTAATTATGGCATTAGCAATAGCATACTATATAAGACCACAACAAAGCATGAAAAGAAAAACAAAACCTGATAAAGAAATCCAAAAAGATATATTAAAAGATTTTGGATTTACTGAAAAGATTAAAGTAGGCTCTGATATAGGGTCGAGAATAGAAGTATTTTAGGAGGCACAAAGTGATTAATTTATTAAATGGATTAATACCCGCTGTATGTATAAGCATACGGCTTTTTTGTTGGTTACAAGATAGGTAAAGGGGAGAAAATACAAAACCCTGTAAAGCAGACAACAGAAACGATTATTAAGAAAGTACAAACGCACCAACACAATGAGAAGGTAAAAGAAAGATTAGAACAAATAAATACTTACCTTGACAATATAGAAAACTACAATGGCACAAGCGAAGGGCAGAAGGAGTTGAAGAATATTGAAATCTAATTATGAAGAAGAGATAAATAAAACCGATGTATGGAAAGATTATGAAAAGGGTGTAATTTTTAATAGAACTAAAGACTTATATGTAAATACAGAAAAGAATTACAACTTTTATCACGGTAAGCAATGGGAAAATGCTAAGCTAGGTGGAATACAACCGATGGTATATAACATCATAAAACCAATAGTTAAATATAAGCTAGGTGTTATAGGACAAAACCATTATGAGATAGTGTTTAACCCAAATACATATGACACAGTAGAAGAAGGCGAAAAGATACAAGAGTTATGTGATGTATTAAACAAACATATAGAAAGAATATGGGAACTACAACAAGTTGACAAAATAGTTAGAGAGGCAACAAAAGACGCTTGTATTAATGATGAGGGTATAATACATAACTACTTTGATGATGAGGTAGTACCTGAATTAATAGATAAGAATAATATATACTATGGCAACGAGAACAGTCCTGAAATACAAAGTCAACCATATATCATAATCAGTTACAGATTACCCGTATCAGAAGTAAGACAGCAAGCAGAAGACTTAGGAGTGTCAGCTGAAAAAATAGAGCTAATATTACCTGATGGAGAAACAAGAGAACAGGCGGGATATGACAATATATCAGACGAAGTAAATCCTATGTGTTTGGTGTTACTTAAATATTTTAAAGAGAATGGAACTGTAAGATACACAAGAGCAACAAAGAATTGTGTATTAGAAGAAAACGTAGATACAAACCTTACACTATATCCAATAGCACACTTAAACTGGGAAATAGCAAAGGGTAGCGCAAGAGGAATAGGGGCAGTAAATTGTATCATACCAAACCAAATAGAGATAAATAAGGTAGAAGCAAGACGCGCATTAGTAGTTAAAATATCAGCTTTTCCAAGACTTGTTTATAATACAGATTTAGTACAAAATCCTAAAGCATTAGAAAAAGTAGGTGGAGCAATAGAAATAACAGGTGGAGCAAGCGTAGAAGACGTAAGAAATGCAATAGGATATATAAACCCTGCGAATATGACGTCTGACGTGGCTAACTTGAGTGAGTCAATGAAATCTAACACAAGAGATTTAGAAGGTGCGGGAGATGTAGCAACAGGTAATGTAGACCCAACGCAAGCAAGTGGTAGAGCAATCTTAGCAGTACAACAAGCGTCACAACAGCCTTTATCTGAACAAGTAGATAACTTTAAGTGTTTTGTAGAGGATATGGCAAGAATATGGTTCGATATGTGGAAGACTTATGAAGTAGACGGAATGAACATCATGTACGAAGAAAAAGATGCAGAAGGAAATATCATAGAAGAACCAGGAATAATTCCATTTGCTATGCTTGAAAAATTAGAGCCAAACATTAAAGTAGATATAACACCACGTAGCCCATATGATAGATACGCAGAAGAACAATCATTAGAAAACTTATTTATGAATCAGAAATTAACATTTGAGGAGTTTGTTGATGCGCTACCTGATACAAGTGCAATGCCTAAAAACAAATTAGAGCAAATCATACAGAAACGTAAAGAAAATCAAGCTAGAATAAATGAAATGATTATGGAAGGTAACAGAATAAGTAGTGCAGTAAATACAGTAATGAATCAAGAAATGCAAAATGCAGAAGCGGAAGGAGGCAACGAAAATGAAATGCAAGGATTGCCGACTGGTGGAGATGAGGGTCAAGGAAATCAAGGACAACCTGATAATACTACAATGCCCGAAGTGTAATGCAGAAACGACAATAGAGATGACAGAAGAAGAAAATTAAGCCTTAACAGGCTTTTTTTATATGTCCAAAACGTGCTTATCGACAATAAAAGATGCAAGGAAGCCGACAGGCTATAAACGGGAGGTTTTTATGGATAACGAAGAGTTAGACAATGAAGAAATTTTAGATGTACCTGAAACATCTGAAGAAACAGAAGACGAATCTGTTGAGGAAGAAGTAGTAGTCAATGCTAGCCAAGATGAAGCTTCTGAAGATATTGACAAGCTAGTAGAAGAAAGAGCTAATAAGCTATTTGAAGAGAAAGTCGAACAAAGACTAATCAGAGATAGGGAAAAGAGAGATAGGGAACACCAAAAGGAACTATCTAAGTATAAACAGCTTGAAAATATCATGAAAGCAGGTTTGGACGTAGACTCATTAGATGATGCAATAAGCAAATCAAATGAGTTCTATAAAGAGCAGGGAGTAAATATCCCAGAGTATCAAGACGTTTACGACGAAGAGCGTGAGAAGAAATTTGCAAGGTTTGAAGCCCAAGAAATAATTGACATGGGTAGATATGAGATTCAAGAGGAAGTGGAGAGATTATCGAAAATTCCTTACGAACAAAAATCAGTCTACGAAAAAGCCATGTTTGAAACATTGGGAAGAAAACTAACAGAGATTGAAGACAGAGAGAAATTAGAGGCTCAGGGTGTCAACGTAGAAATGTTAGACACAAAAGAGTTTAAAGACTTTAGAGAGCAATTTAATTCAAGCACAGAAATCTCTAAGATTGTGGACTTATATAACAAATCAAAAGGAGTAACAGTTGAAAAGCCTAAGAGTCCAGGCAGTGCAAAAAGCACAACAACAGTAACTCCAATAAAAACATATTACAGTCCAGATGATTATGACAAACTAACAGAAGAGGACTTAAAAAATCCTAAAATTATGGAGGTTGTCGATAGGTCAAGATTGGACTGGTATAAAGGAGGAAAATAATTATGTCAGTAGCAGTATTTAAACAAACTCTATGGAGCAGAAAAATACAAAATGTATTAGATACATTAACAGGATTAAGAACACATAGTGATTATGAGTTCGAAGGAGAAATAAAAGCAGGAAATAAGCTTAAAATAACAGGGTCAGTTAGACCTACAATAGGTACATATGTACCAGGTACAGACATCAATATCGAAAGTGTTGATGGAACAGACCAAGAATTAGTTATAGACCAATTCAAATATTTTGCAGTATACTTTGATAATGTAGACAAAGCACAATCTATTCCAGGGGTAATGGAAAACGAAGCTAAAGAATGTGCTAAAGAATTACATGAAGAGGGAGATAAATACGTTGCAACAGTAATGAAAGCAGAAATAGAAAAAGATGGCTCTACTGTTGCTAAGAGTGATGCGTTTACTCCAACAAAAGCAAACATAGTAGAAAAAGTAGAAGCAGGTTTAGTTGCATTATATACAAACAACGTAAAACCAACAGATGAATTATACGGAGAATTTTCTCCATTAGTATATTCATTCTTAAGACAAGCATTAACAGAAACATTAACAAACAATGTTGAGCTTGCTAAGAAAGGTGCAGTTGGAAAATACAACAACGTATTAGTATGTATTGAAAACTTACTACCAAGAAACAATGCAACTACTGTAAGATATAATATTATAAGAACTTCAAAAGCCGTAGCATTTGCAGGTCAAATTGACCAAATCAAAGCAGTAGAAAAAGAAAAAGGATTTGGAGATATTCTTAAAGGATTGTATGTATTTGGTGCAAAAGTTGTAAGACCAGAGCAAATGTATGCTCTTCAAGAAACAGTAACACCATTACCATCAATATAGTAGCAGGGGAGGGAAACCTCCCTTTTTTTATCGCTTTTAAAGGTTTTATAGTCAGTTCGAGTCTGACAAAAGCGGAAAGGAAGGAAGATATGGAAGAAGAAAAGAAATTCAAAGGCAAAAAGCCACAGGAAAAAGTAGAACGCTATATGATTAAGCCACATTATGGATTGTTTTTAGGTGTTACAGTTAATAAAGACACAGACATAGATGATGTAACAGAAGACGGCAAAACACATCAAACAATAAAAGGAACAACATTCACAACGGAAAGAAAAGACAGCTACGAAAAAGATGGCATCAAAGTATCAGAAGAATCAAAGTTAGTTGTTGAGCTTAAAGAAGGTACAAGGCTTGTATGGATAGACGGTCAAGGATATATACTACCTGACTTTGAGCCAAAAAGCCTAGCAGAAGTAAAACAAGATTTAGCAAGTTTAGTAGACAAAGACGGAAATGAACTATAAGGAGGTATAAAATGACTTTAGGAGAGAATAAAAAAATAGCATTAAGTTTAGTTGAAGAATACAGCCCTGATAATCCTTTACTTACTGATGACGAGGACATTCAAATAAGGATTAACTTACTATACGCACCAGCATATCAAGAAGTGTCAGAACGCAAAAAAATAATGAAAACAAAAGTATTAAAGGAAATCACAGGCACAACAAGTGAAGGATATACAGAGTATGGAACACCAGCTAATATGTATCAAAGAAGACGTATAATAGCGTTAAATGAGAATAACGAACAAGTAGAAGCTAAATATAAAGTAATAGGTAAAAAAGTATATATAAGCAATGAATCAGATGCTCAGTATATTTTAGAGTATTATCAATATCCAACAGTAATAACAGAAGACACAGAAGATAGTTTTGTTTTAGAAGTCGACCAAGATGCACAAATGTTACTTCCATATTTAGTAGCAAATGACATTTTAAAGGTTGACCAAAGTGCAGACTATACAGCATTTTTAACAGAATACAACAGAAAGCTACAAGACTTTGATAATAGACGAGAAATCCCTTCAATGATTGTAGAGGAAGGAGTGGTTTAATATGGCAACTCCATCAACAAGAACATATGCAGATTTTACGGGTGTTGACTTTATAAATGAGCCAAGCAATGTTGCAATTAACCGCAGTCCTGATGCTTTAAACGTATGGAGAGATTATAGAAAAGAAGATGTAGCAATAGAAACAAGACCTGGCACAAAACTAATAGGTCAAATAGGTTCTGACATAAAAGGAATATATGTATGGAGTGGGTCAGAAGCAATAGTACATTCAGGGAAATATCTATACAAATGGTCAAATTTTCCAAACACACCAACAGTAAATACATTAACACAATTGTTTTCAACTATGAATGTAAACAATAGAACGTCATTTAATAGATTTGGGGATTGTTTATATATACTAGATGGAACAAACTACCTAAAGTATGATGGAACAACATTGTCAGACGTAGCAACAGATAGCTTTATTCCAACAACTACAATAGGACGTAGCCCAAGTGGTGGAGGAGAAAGATACCAAGATGTAAATGTATTACAACCTAAAAGAATAAACTCATTTTTAGCAGATGGAACGTCAACAACATATTCACTAGATGCAACAGACATTACATCTGTTGATGAGATAAAAGTAAATGACACAGCAGTTACAACAGGCTACACGGTAAACACAACAGCAGGAACAATAACATTTAACACAGCACCTTCTGCACCTGCAATTAGTGGACAAGATAACGTATTTATTACATTCACAAAAGAAGTAAGCGGATATGCTAACAGAATAAAGAATTGTACAAAAGCCGTCATGTTTGATGATAGGCTATTTTTTACGGGAAATCCAACATATCCAAATGCAATATTTCATTCAGAGCTTAACAATCCATCTTATATATCAGACCTTAATTACTATGAAGATGGTTCAACAGATTCTCCAATCAAAGACATAGAAGTAGGAAATAATTTGTTATGGGTGTTTAAATATAAAGACCAAAACAATAAGAATGTGTTTTACCATACTAAAGACTTTGATAACGAACAAGGTTCAATATATCCATGTTTTGAATGTAACGTAGAAATAGGATGTTGTGCTAAAGCTATTAATTTTAATGATGATATAGTGTATTTAAGCAGAAACGGATTAGAAGGCATTATTTCAACAGAATTAGAATCAAGGCAAATAATAGACCATAGGTCAAGTTTAGTAGACCCTGTAATGGTAAATTTAACAGACTATACAGATGCCAATATGGCAACATGGAACGGATATTTATTAATACTAGCCAACGGAAGAATATTTTTAGCAGATTCAAGAGGTAAATATGCGTATAGTAATAGCTTCCAATACGAGTGGTTTTATTGGAGCTTTAACTGTAATCCAACCTTGCTTAAGGAATATGACAACAGATTATTTATGGGAACAAGCGACGGTTACATATATGAATTAGATGGAACAAATGATAATAACGAAATAATTGAGAGTTATTGGACAACACCACTTGATAATTTTGGATATTTTAACAGGCTAAAAACAACAAATAAACGTGGAGGAATAGCAAAAGTAAGATTAACACAAGGTGGAGTTATAAACATAGCGAGAAAAACAAATAAAAAAGGCGATTATACCTTCACAAAAAGACAATATCTAAAAGGATTCAGTTTTGCACAGATTAACTTTAAAGAGTGGAGATTTAAAAACGCATATCAAAATTATGTAGTTTTCAAAATAAAAGAAAAGAAATTCAACGAAATATCAATAAAAGCATATTCAAACGAATTAGACAAGCCATTTGCATTGTACTCAATAACACTTGAGGCATTTGTAGGTGGCTATATTAAGAAATAGGAGGAATTAAATATGTCATTAACAAAATGTACAATAGATACTGATGTTATATCAAATTTAGCAGATGAGCCAACATTAACAGCAACACAACTAAAAGCAAAGTTTGATAAAGAAGCGGATGATTTAAAAACATACATCAATGAAACACTAACAACAGAGATTGATTCATTAGTTGCAACAACAAGGACACAATTATTAGCAAGTATAGAAGCTTCAATACTTGCAGATAATCAATCTAAATATCATGTAGGAAAAATAATAATGAGTACAGAAAATGTCAATCCTGCAACTTATTTAGGTTTTGGAACATGGGAATTATGGGGTAGTGGTAGAGTACCCGTAGGTATAAATACATCTGATACGGACTTTAATACTTCAGAAAAAACAGGAGGAGCAAAGACACACACATTAACAGCAAGTGAAATGCCAAGCCATAACCATACCTACTTAAAGTCAAACAGTCCAACAGGAAGTACGGCATTAACAATAAATCAAATACCTTCACATGACCATGAATTATATACATATGCAGAAAGCGGTTCGACAGCAACACAAAGAAAAGTAAGAGGAACAGAGCATGCACGAAATGCTGGTTATGCAATTGGAGGAACTGAAGCAAGAGGTGGAGGACAAGGACATACTCATACAATTTCAACATCATCAACTAGCACAGGAAGTAAAGGAAGCGGAACAGCACACAACAACTTACAACCATATATCACTTGTTATATGTGGAAGAGAGTAAGTTAGAAAGGAGTATTATATGGCAACAGGATATGAAGATATTGATAATTTTGCAAAACAGCAACAGTCAAATTTAAAAGCACAAGAAACATTGCAAGACCAAATAACAGATTTAGGAACACAAAAAACAATAGATAAATTACAATACGACCAAGCAAAAATCGATAAACAAACAAACAAAACAACATCAGGGTTGTATACAGACTATCAAAAAGAAGTTAATCAATATGGGGTGCAAGCAGATGCGCAAGCAAGAAAAGGGTTAGCCAATTCAGGATATGCAGAAACATCAAGGGTAAATTTATATAATACATACCAAAAAAATGTAACCGAAACTGTAAACACAGCTAATCAATTAAAAGCAGACTTTGACTTCCAAATGGCACAGGCAATGCAAGAAGGCAATATTGCAAAAGCACAAAACAAGCTTAACTTATATCAGCAACAGTTACAGCTTGCAGTACAAGAATATGAAATGAGGCAAAATCAAAAACAATTCTTGTATCAACAAGAGCGTGATAGAGTATCAGATAAACAATGGCAAACAAACTTTGATTACCAAAAATCTCGTGATAAAGTTTCAGATTCTCAATGGAAACAAAGCTTTGACTATCAAAAATCAAGAGATGCGGTATCAGACTCACAATGGCAAAAGAGCTTCGATTACCAAAAATCAAGGGATGCGGTTGCAGATTCGCAATGGCAGAAGCAGTATGAATTGTCAAAAAAAGCGTCCGCTAGTTCTAGTCGCTCCTCTAGGTCTAGCGGTTATAGAAGGAGCGGTGGAGGTTCAAGGTCGAGTTCTGGTGGCTTAGTAGTAAATACACAAGATGCCCCAAAGAAACAACCGACAATGACTGATAACGGACAAATGCTATTAGGAAGCTTACAAAAAACTATGGCGAGCAATAAAGGAAAAGCAACAGAAGGATATGCGAGAACAATAGCAGAAAATGCAGTTAAAACAGCTATTGCAAAAGGAAAAATATCAGAAGATGATGGAATATTAATAGGACAAAAACTAGGAATATAAAAAGAGAGGTGTAACATGAGTTTAGCAGATGATATAAGAAAAGGTAACTTAAAAAAGAAAAAATTACAACCACTCGACTTAACAAGTGAAAGTAAGGCTAAGTTAGAGCAAATAAAACAACAACGAGAACAGCCCCAGCAAGTTCAACAAAGAGTGCAGGCGATACTTAATACTCCTCAAACAAAAAACAAGTATGGAATGTCTTTAATTGGTAATCTTACACAACAAAACAATCAAGATAAACTTCAAGCTAAAAGACGAGAAAATGCTTTTATCAATAAAGATTTTAATACTATTAGAGCTGTACAACCACAAACAACAAATCGTCAATCTAAGAAAAATAATAATATTTGGCAAGATATTGTTAGTTTAACAAAATTGACTAGCAGAGGTGGTATATTAGGTGGAAAACAAACAATGAATTACATTGAGTCTTCTAATGAAAATAATTTTAACAATTATGCTAGTAATAGAAGAAAACAGTTTTATGCAAGTCCTAACGTTAATGAACTTGCTAAATCCGCAGCAAGATTTGAAAGTAGTGGGGTAAACAATAGGTTAAATGATACAGCTATAAATAATATTGCAAAACTTCCAAATGTATTAGATGTGACACTTAATAAAGAGAATAAAGAAGAGGCTAAACAGAATATTTATAATCAAATAAATGAATATAGAAATATAAATGGCAAAATTGAAACAAATTTAGTAAAAAAAGGAATTAGAGATTCAATTAATAGAGATGAGCAATTAATACAAGAAGAGCAACAAAAATTGAGTAATAAAGTTACAAAAAGATTAGGAGAAATAGCACCTTCAATGGGACAAATGATTCCAGGAACAGCATTAAGTGCTGTCAATCCTGTTTTAGGAACAAGTTATTTTATAACAAGTGCAGGTGGAGAATATTTAAATGATGCCCTAAACAGGGGAATGAATGATAAACAAGCATATAAATACGCAACAATAATGGCAGGATTAGAAGGTGGAAGTGAGGCATTTATAACAGGTCAACAAGTAAATAAAGTTTTAAAATCTTTTGGTGGCAAACAAATAAGCAAAAACGTATTAAACAGTTATGGCTTTAATATATTTGAAAATGCTGTGCAAGAGGCAGTAATGGAACCAGCACAGGAAATAACAGCAGGAATAGTAGGAGATAAAGCAGATTGGACTGATATGGGTTCAAGAATATTTAATGCAGGATTTAACGGAGCATTAATGGGTGGAATATCAAATGGTGTAACATATGGTCTAACTAAAAGTGGAAATGTATATAATAAAATCCAAAACGGAGAAAAAGTATCTCCTAAAGAATATGCAGAAGCATTAAAAGAAAACATAAATAAGTTTGGTAAAAATAAAGTTGAGCAAGCAATAAAACAAGGGGCTGTTGAAACATATCAAGAAATAGAAAAAGTTTCACACCAAAACGAAACAGCACAACCACAGTCAGAAACAATGCAAAACCTAAAAGAAAAAATAGACAACAGTAACCTATCAGAAGAAACAAAACAAAGCATGGTAGAAGACATAGACAAGGGCATAAATCAAGAAGAATACAACCAAATGCGTGAATTAATTGACATGAATGAAGAAAATCAACAAAATACTCAAATGCCAATGAAAGAGAAGGCTAATTTACCAACACAAGAACAGGTAAAAAATTATCAATATGAAAAAAGCGACAATGTTAAAGTAGATAATTTGAGAAAAGACGCAAATAAATTTTTTGACAATTCAGAAAAAACACATAATTTTGTAAATATGCTTGAAAAAATAATTCAAGACAAAGACATTGATATCAGACTAGATGAAAACTTAACAGACAGCGAAGGTAATTTTGCAAATGGTAAATATGAAAATGGAGTAATTACAATTAACCCAAACTCTGATAGAGCAGGAGAATTTATAGCAATACATGAATTAACACACGCAATAGGTACAGACTCTATGCGAAACATTATAGAAAATTACAGAAAAAGCAATGCAGATTTTGACAATGCTGTTAAATCATTATTAGAAAACTATAATGCAACAGAGCTTACAGATGAAGCAATGGCAGATGTATCAGCACAGTTATTAGGTAATCAAGAATACATAAATAATTTAGCACAAACAAACCCTAGTATGTTTAGAAAGATATATAATGAAATCAAGTATTTATGGCATCAATTTACAGGATATAAAAATCAAAATCAATTCCTAGAAGATTTGCAATATAAATGGGAACAAGCATATAGAAATAACAATAAATTAAATGATACAACAAACTATCATATAAGTAAAAACTTTAATACGGAAATAGATAAATCTTTAAAAGGTGAAATATCAAGTAATAATCAGATTAAAGCAAGGGATTATACACCTAAAATATTAGTAAATAATGGCGTTCAAGATTTACCAATGCTATTAACACAAAAACATTTAAGACAAATTATTTATACACAACAGGAAGCAGAAAATTTAGGATATAAAATAAATAAAAAAGACCATTATCATGGATTAGGGAAAGAAACATTAATAAAAGCTATAGACAACATGGATAATCCAAGCGAGATTTACAAACAATCTGATAAAAAATATTTAATAATAACAGAACAAAAAGATAGTAATAATAATCCGATAATAGTACCAATAGAAATAAACGGAACTGGAACATATAATGATGTAAGAATACTAGAAAATCAAATCTCTACAGTATATGGTCACAAAAAATTAAACAAATATTTATCTGATAATAATTTTACAAAAATTTACGAAAAAAATAGAAGCAAAGAAAATGGTGAAGGGGTAAAATCCCACGACAGCATTTCTGCTTCTAATAATAGTATACCACAAAACAACGAAAATGTCAATAACAATACCACTAAGTATTCTATGAAAGAATCTGAAAACAATTCAGGTTCTATTTCTATGGACAATCAAGGAAGACAAATTACAAAGCAACAGCAAGAATACTTTAAAAATGAAGCACCTATAGGATTAGACAATAAAGGCAATTTAAAAGTTTTCTATCATAAAACAGGTAGCAAATTTAATATTATAGATTTTAACCAAAATGCTCAAGGAGTATTTTGGTTTACAGATAACAAACAGGCATTAGAGAGTGGAGAAGTATCAGCAAACGGAGTCAGACCAGGACAACAAGCAGAAATCAAAGAGTTTTATGTGAAAATGGAAAACCCAGCAGGTTGGGAAGAATATGATAAATATACTATAGAACAATTAAAAGCAAAGGGGTATGATAGCGTTGCTTTTGAAGATGATGGGACAATAATAGGTTTTGTATTTAATAATTCTAATCAAATAAAAAATGTAGACAACTTAAACCCAACAGACAACCCTGATATAAGATATTCAAAAGATAATCAAAACTGGCAAGAATATTTAGAAGACAATTACAAAACAGAAGGTACAAAAACAAAATTCAAAGACATAAGACTACCAACAAATCAAACCAACTTACCTGTAAACAATATAAATAGAGTACAGTTTGACAATGATAATACTGTTGCAGAAGGTAATAAAATGTCAGATGCAAATGTAGCCAAAATATTAACAGAAACACAAGGGAAACCAAAAGATAAAAGAAGTATGGCAGCATTTTTAAAAGCAAATTTAATAGATAAAGGAATGGTTTTTGAAGAGTTTTCAAGAAAAGCAGAAAAACAAACAAAAACCAAAAATGAATTACAGGCAAAATGGGATTCGTCATTGTTAGCAGAATCAAAAGGGCAAAACGCAATAGGAAATGCAAGATATGAATTTAATAATACAGAGGGAGAAAAACCAAAGCAAATCTCTAAAAGTTTGACAGATATAATTGATGAGGTTGGGGAAAATACTGAAGATTTTTATAATTATATGTATCATCAATTAAACATTGATAGAATGACATTAGAAGATAGATTTGGTGGAGATACAGGTATAAACTATGAAAGAAGATATAAAATTGAGAATAAACCTGTATTTGGAGATAGCGTAACAGCTAAAATGTCTGAAGAACAAGTTAAACAATTAGAACAAAAGTATCCTGAGTTTAAAGAATATGCACAAGATGTATATGATTTCTTAGACGCAAATTTAAAAGAGCTTGTAGATACTGGTGTAATATCAAAAGCAACGCAACAAAGATTTAAAGAAATGTATCCACATTATGTTCCATTAGATAGGGTAACGGATAAAGGAGCTGCAATCAATGTTCCACTTGACACAAAAAGAACAGGAGTAAACACGCCAATAAGAAGAGCAACGGGTGGAAGTTCAAATATATTGCCTTTATTTGAAACAATGGCAAATAGAACGTTACAAACATATAGAGCAAGTGCAAGAAACAGTTTTGGAGTAGAATTAAAGAACGTTTTAGATAGCATGAGCCAATTAAATCAAGCAGTAAATGAAGCAGATATTGATACAATAATGGATAACTTAACAGTAGAAGAACAAAACAATGAGTTGCTACAAGAAGGTAAGAATGGAATGAATCCAACATTTACTGTCTTTGATAATGGACAAAAAGTAACATATGAAATAAGCAACGATATGTATGATGCACTAAAACCTAAAAATGACCTTTTAAAAAGAATAAATGAATCAAAACCAAGTAAATATGCTGTAAAATTTAATAATTTTAGAAGGGGATTGCTAACAGAGTATAATCCTGTATTTACTATAACAAATGCTGTAAAAGATGCTCAAGATGTTTTGATAAACTCACAACATCCTGCTAAAACATATTCAAAAGTAACAGAAGCAACAGCGCAAATCTTAAGTAAAGGTCATTGGTTTCAAGAATATATACAAAATGGAGGAGAACAAAATTCATATTTTAAAGATGGGGAGTTTGAAACAAAGAAAACAACAGTTCCAAGCAAGATAAAAAATGTGGCTACATTTCCACTAAGGGCAATAAGCGGGGTAAACAATGTAATAGAAATGACACCAAGACTTTCAGAATATATTGCAAGCAGGGAATCAGGAAGAAGCATACAACAATCAATGTTAGATGCTTCAAGAGTAACAACAAACTTTAAAGCAGGTGGAGATTTTACAAAAACTCTTAATAGAAATGGATTTACATTTTTAAATGCTTCAGTACAAGGTATGCAACAACAAATAAGAAATATTCAAGAAGCAAATGCTAAAGGATTAAAAGGATATGCAGTTTTAGCAACCAAATACGCTATTGCGGGAGCGCCTGCATTAATACTTAATAATTTATTGTGGGGAGATGACGATGACTACGAAGATTTACAAGACTATGTAAAAGATAACTATTATTGTATAGCAAAATTACCGAATGGTACATTTTTAAGAATACCAAAAGGTAGAATGGTTGCTACAATACAGAAAGTTGTTTCAAATGCAGAAGATTTTGTTAAAGACGGAAAAATAAATGCTGATGATGTAGGAAAAGTTTTTTGGGGAGATTTAAAAGAAGATGTAGACCTTGCTATTAGTAATCTTGCACCAAATAATCCGTTAGAAAACAACCTTCTATCTCCAATATTCCAAGCAAAAAACAATAAAACATGGTATGGAGAGGATTTAGTCCCTAGTAGGTTAAAAGATAAACCAAGCAAGGAACAGTATGACGAAAGTACCGATAAATTAAGTAGATGGCTAGGAGAAAAAACAGGAATAAGCCCAATGAAAATAAATTATTTGTTAGACCAATATTCAGGTGGAGTTGGAGATGTATTATTGCCAATGGGAACACCTCAAGCAGAAAACAATGTACTAGAAGATAAGTTTACAACAGACCCCGTAATGAAAAGTAAATATCCTGGAGAGTTCTTTAATAAAATAGATGAGTTAAAAGTTAGCAGTAATAGTGATAATGCAACAGATGAAGATAGATTAAAATATCAATATATGTCAGGAATACAAGGAGAATTAAGCGATTTATATAAGAAAAAACGTGAGATACAAAATTCAACCAAAACAGATAAAGAAAAGAAAGAGCAGTTGAAAAAAGTACAAACAGAGATAAACAAACTAGCAAAAAAAGGATTAGAAAATTTTGAAAACATAAAAATTTCTGGAAATACAGCAAAGATAAAAGACAGTGAATTTTATAAAACAGATGGAAAGTGGAAAAAGCTATCAAACAAAGAAAAAGAACGAATGGGCAATATTTCTTTAAAATCATATGCTGATTATAAAAATAAAGTTTCTAATCTTTCTGATGACGAATATAAAGACAGAGCAAAAAAACTGGAAATATTAAAAGATGCAAAATATACAAAGAAAGAGAAAAAAGAATTATATTCAAACTTTTTAGGACAATCTGATGAGTTTTTTGAGAAGGCTGTTAAAAACAGTAATGTTGATATAGAAGAATATATAGATTATAAAATACAATGGAGCAAGGGAACATTAAAAGCTGATAGAGATGCCAATGGTAAGGCTATATCGGGAACAGCCAAAAAGAAAGTATATAATTATATTAACAACAATATAACTGGATATGAAAACCGTTTATTATTATTAGGCTATTCATACAAATTAAGCAATAATGAAAGAAGAGATTTAGCTGATTACATTAATCAAAAAGCTTCGTCAAACGAAGAAGCGACAGAGGTTTTTAAAAAACTATACAAAAACTATGAATACAGAAACGGAAAGATATATTACAAATAAATAAAACTCTCGACAAATTTCGACAAGACATCTAACAAACAATATGTTATAATATAAATTAAGGGGAGATGTTTTATGAAAAATGTTTTATATGTTTTTTTAATCATTCTAGGGATCATAATTGGTTTAATAGGATTATATATACTATTTAATATTTATTTTGTTTTCTCACAAGTTGACGGACAATTATATGATGGGTTTGGAGCTAAATATGTAAACAATGCACCAAGCTCAGTATATACTCTTATAGGAATTATAGGTACTTATGGAGGTGCTACACTTTCTGTATGGAGTTATAGAAAACTAAAAGGAATAAAATAAAAAATATTATAGAAAGACACTTACAAAAGTAGGTGTCTTTTTATAATGGAAAGGAGAATATATGCCAAAAACAATTGATTATACATTTAAAAGAGGCGACACGAAGGTATTAGACAAATTCAGAGTAACAGATGCAAACGGAAACGTAATAACATTATCAGTATCAGACCAAATTTATTTTACAATGAAGGATTCCAGTAAGACAGCGGTAGTAAAGAAAAAAATAGGAAACGGAATCACATTAGGTACTGATGGTTATTATCACATTACATTAGAGGCAACAGAAACACAAAACTTACCTGTTGCAGCGTACAGTTATGACATAGAACTAGACTTAAATTTGACAGTATTGTATGTACATACTCTTATTGAAGGAACAATTGAGTTAGAAGAAGACGTTACAATGGAAGGAGATAGAACATAATGGATAATGAAGAAATCAGCGTAGATGTTGTAGTAGATGATGAAGAAATGTCTGTTGATGTAGTATCTGAAGAAACTGAAAACTCTTCTGTTGGAACTGTAAGCGACGCTCTTAAAGGTGACAAAGGCGACAAAGGAGATAAAGGCGATAAGGGTGACAAAGGCGACCAAGGAGAAAAGGGCGACAAAGGAGATACTGGAAACAATGGAACAGATGGTTATTCACCTACAATCACAAGCTCTAAATCAGGTAAAGTAACAACAATAACAATAACAGATGTGAATGGAACTAGTACAGCAGAGATAAACGACGGAGAAGATGGACAAGACGGAACAGATGGAACTGATGGACAAGATGGTGCTGATGGATATTCTCCTACTGTAGAAGTATCAAAATTAGGGGGAACAACAACTGTTACTATAACAGATAAAGACGGAGAACATACAGCTACAATAAATGATGGACAAAATGGTACAAACGGTCAAGACGGACAGGACGGACAAAATGGTACAGATGGTGTAGGAATAGCAAGTATAGAATTGACTTCAGGTTCACACCAAGCAGGAACATTAGACACATACACAATTACTTATACTGATACAAATACAAGTCAATTTCAAGTATATAATGGAGCAGATGGGCAAGGCAGCGGTGATATGCTTAAATCTGTATATGATACAGACAATGACGGAATAGTAGATAATGCAGAAAAGGTAAATAATCACACAGTAGAAAAAGACGTTCCAAGCAATGCAGTATTCACAGATACAGTATATAACGATACAGAAGTCAGAGGGTTAATTACAAATAAAGTTGACAAAGTTTCGGGGAAAGGACTTTCAACAAACGATTATACAACAGAAGAAAAAACAAAACTCGCTAACTTATCTAATTATGATGACACAGCACTTGCAGGCAGGGTTAGCACGTTAGAATCAGGCAAGCAAGATAAATTAACAGCTGGAACAAATATAAGTATATCAAGCAATACAATAAGCACAAGTGCTGAAGTTAATGTAATAGATACAATAAAAGTTAATAACACAGCACAGACAATAACTTCAAAAGCTGTAAACATAACAGTACCAACCAAAGTAAGCGATTTAAATAATGATAGTGGATTTATAAGCACAGAAACAGACCCAACAGTATCATCCTGGGCTAAAGCTTCAACTAAACCAAGCTATAATGGAACAGAAATTACTGTAGATGGTAGTGAGTTTACTTTATCATCTTATTCAACAGTAGATTACACAGTAGCAGATGATGTGCAAGAAGCTTTTGATTTAATTACAGAGGCAATATCTTATAACACAGATGATTTAAACACATATGCAGGGATTGTTTCTGATATTCAAAACGACATTGCAGATGCGTATTCAAGTTCAAGTACTTATGCGTTGGGGGATTACTGTATATATAACAATATATTATATAAATGCACAACAGCAATTGCATCAGCAGAAGCTTTTAATTCTGCACATTGGACAGCAGTTTCAGTAACAGATGAAATAAAAGCTAGAAGTAATGAAATAGCACAAATAAATAGTAACATAGCAGATACGGGATGGATAAACCTACCCTTAAAAACTGGAATTACTCAATATGATCCAAATGAAAGTAAATATGATTGCAAATATAGAAAAATAGGAAAACAAGTTCATATTAAAGGATGTATTAAAGGGGTTACTAGCAATAATACTTTCATTGCGGAAATGCCTGCGGGCTATAGACCAACTAATATATATAGATATTTAACAGGAAGAAATGCAGCTTCTAGTTCAATTTTAGCTATTGACCCAGATGGAAACCTAGTTTTTGTTGCTTTAACATCGGGGAGTGTTTCATCTAATGATTATATATATATACAAACATCATATTTAATAGATTAAGAAAGGATAAGAAAAATGAATACAATAATATTAATTATAATACAATGGTTAATTCCATTCGCTTGTGCGGGGGCTTTTGCTTTTATTTCAAAGCAATTAAAAGACAATAGCAAAGCAAACAAGGCAATGAAAGAAAGCATGATTATATTGTTAAGAAGCCAAATAGTAGGTAAAGCGGAAAATTATATGAAACAAGGATATTTGCCTGATTATGCTCGCTCTTGCATGGAAGATTTGTTTGGGCAGTATAAAAATTTAGGTGGTAATCACGGAGTAGAAAGTTTAGTAGAACAGTGTTATAAATTACCACCAGTAAAAAAGGAGGTGTAAGTTATGGATATAACAACAATACCTTTAGATGTGTGGGTAACACTAGCAACAGTAATAGCAACGTTGATAATAGGGCAGTTGTCAAAGAGATTTACAAGCCTTGAATCAAAACAGATTCCATTACAAAACATAGCAATAGGTGTTATTGTATGTTTGATTGAGTTTATGATAACGAAAGACATCAATGTAGCAGTAGCAATGAGCGGATTAATAAGTGGTGGAACATATGATGTAGGTAAATCTATAAAATTAATGTTTAATGAGGAGGAATAATTATGGAAGAAATTAGTGCTGAAGAATTATTAAACGAAATAAAAGAAAACGAGATAGAAATACAAGACGAAGAATACGAAAGCGAGGTTGAATAATATGTGGGAACAAGTAAAAAGTTTTAGTATAAAAAAAATGGGGACTAAAAAAGGGTATTGTTTACAAAATGTTAGGCTAGGTTTTGGAATACCGTCCAAATATGCAAGTGCCAAAGTTGATATGCAGGCTAACAAAAAAACGGGAACATTACATCCTATGTCTACAATTCCAACAAACTGTTCTGTTCCTGTATATGTAGATACTAAAAGTAAGTATGAGCATATTATTGCTTACGATAAAGGAATATATTACTCAGACGGTAGAAGATTAAAGTCCATTAAAGGGCTTAATTTTTTTGGTTGGGGAGAATCTTGTAACGGTGTAAGAGTGGTTAAGCAAGTGGCAGATAAAAAGCCGACATCTAAATATACAGCAGGAAGCTATCAAGTAACGGCTAATATATTAAATGTTCGAGCAGGAGCAGGAACTAATCATAGAATAGTAACTAAAATACATAAAGGGAGTAAGCAAGGTGTAGATAGAACACAAGGCAACTGGGGGCATCTTATGAACAATGCAGGGTGGATATGCCTTGATTATTGTAAAAAGATATAAGATTATGGCAAGTCGATTAAATTCGATTTGCCTCTTTTTTTATGCTATATAACATCATTGATAAAAAATATAAACGCCTTAAAATCAATTCTCGAGCCTCGTTTTTTGGCTATATTTCAAGAAATTTTAATTCGACACAATTTGACACCTTTTTTAAATGTAATATGATATATTACACATAAAGGAGGATGTTAAAATGGAATGTACAATAGCAAGAATTGAAACAAAAGAAAAGGTTTATTATATAATTGCAGAGGTAAAAAATGGAAGAAAATATAATGCAATTTTTAATGCAACGCCAAGAAAAAGTTATAAAAAACTATAAAAAATTACAAAAAGAGTATAATTTATAATACTCTTAAAAGGGCTTTAGATAGCACATTACAAGAAAGTGTATAAAAATATAAGAAAATAGTCAAAACAGCTTATAGCCCTTAGGAACCAGTGCCCATGGCGTGGAGGTTCGAGTCCTCTCATCCGCACCAACAAAGAAATACAGAGGTTTTTAATCCTCTGTATTTTTGTTATTTTAATGCAATTTTAATGCAACCCAATTTTATTTTTATCTAAATATTCTAATAATTTATCTTCTTCAGAGTCTTCAAATTTATCAAATACACTAGCATATGTATCTAGTGTAGTTTGTATATTTTTATGCCCTAATTTTTTCTGTAAAACTTTTATATTCATTCCTGATTCGATACATCTAGTTGCAAAAGTGTGTCGTAGCATATGTGGGTGTATATGGTCAGTAATGCAATTAGTTGCATTAAAGTTGGCTAGATAATCATGCACATTTCTAGGTGTTAATCCAGGAAATAGGAGCGTATCAGTTTTGGGGATAGAGGATAATATTTCGTTTATAATATTATTTCTGGGTATTTGCCTAATAGATTTTTTAGTTTTAGCTTTTTTTCCCAAGATAACTTTACCTTTTTCGTTTCGTGTTAAACTTTGATGTATATTAATATAATCATCATCAATACAGCTCCATTTGAGAGCAAGAGTTTCGCCAATCCTTAAGCCAGTAAATAGCATTAATAATATTGCAGATTTATATAGTGTTTTTTCATGCGACAATGCCGATATAAGCTTTTTTTCTTCTTCGACAGTTAAAGCCTCAACCTCAGAACTTTCTTTGCTAGATTTTGGTTTTCGAGCTTCCTCAAATGTAATAGGGTTTCGCAGTATGTAATTTCTTTCGACAGCCCTTTTAAATGTTTGTCCTAATAACTGATAGACTTTACTTATTGAAGAATCAGAATAATTTGCAGTTAAATCATTTAAAAAGTCTTTGATGTTTTTGGCTGTTATTTTTTGAATGGGCATTTTGCCTAATTTACTATTCTCAATTATCTTTAAAGTATGTAAAGCTCTGTTGTATGTGCTAGAAGATATCTGATTTGATTTTTTCTTGTCTTCAACAATTTCTTTTGCTAAGTTATATAAAATAATATCGTTTGTATCAATAAATGTGTTGTTTTGTACATCTGTTATTCCTTGTGAGATTTTTGCTTTTACTTCTTTACGGGTATTGCCATATACAGATTTTCGATTTAATCTACCATTTGCTTTTCTTCCAGCAGTAAATTGACCAACCCATTTATTCAATTTTTCACTGTAATAAATTGTGCCTTCGCCGTTTCCGCGTTTTGCCATTTAAAGCCTCCTTATAAAATAAGATAAGTATAAAATACTTATCTTTAGTTTTTATTTTTTTCTTCCTTTTTTTCTTGTTCTAATTTATATAGCAATAAATCTAATTCGGAAGAGTCTTTTTCTTTTTCTTCATTTCTAATTCTTTCTTCTTTATCTTTTGAATTTTGATGTATAAAATACGCAACCACTCCAATAATAATCAAAAAAATCAGTATTAACAAAGTAGATTGCATAAAAGCATTCTCTTCGCTCATAACTACCTCCTTTTATTAAAATTATTTTTTTCTTCTTAATTCAACGACTTTACCGATAATTTTTACTGGTAATTTTTCTATTTGCTCATTGGTGTATACCATAGGCTGATATTCAGGGTTTAAAGGTTGTAATATAATACCTGCCTCATTTTTAAACACTCTTTTAAATGTTCCATCATATCCATTAACCATAACAACCGCATCTTGTCCACTTTCACAATTTGCGACCTTTTCAAGTATAATTGTATCTCCGTCAAGATATTCAGGTTCCATTGAATTTCCTTTTATTTTTAACCCAAAATATTGCTTTCCGCCTTTTAGCATATTAGAGTCTATTTCTTCAGTATCTATAATATCCTCGATACATTCCATTGGAACACCAGCAGGAATTGTTCCATATATAAACACAATAGCACTATTTGTAACAGTATTATCAACCCCTGTTATATTGCTTTCTATTTTTTCTTTTTCTGCTAAATCAATATATCCTGCTTTTTCATATAGATCTATATAATCAACGTTATATATTTTAGATAAATTTTTTAATAGTGCTGGAGTAACATTTCTTTTCCCGTTTTCTATCATAGACAGATGACTATATCCTATTCCAGTTAACTTTTCAACTTCTCTTAAACTAATATCTTTATTTTCTCTAATATTTTTTAAATACGCTCCTAATTCAATGTTGTTAAGCATTTAAACCACTCCTTACGTTCACATTATAACATAGTTGTTCACAAATGTAAAACTTTTTTAAAAAAAAATTTAAAAAAGTGTTGACAAAAAAATAAAATAAATATATAATGTTCACAGAAAGTTAACGAAAGGAGATGTAAACAGTTGTGATTGTAGTAAAAAACCCAGAATTATTAAAAGAAGATTTAACAACAAACGGTAATACGATGACTTCAGTTGCTGAAAAACTAGGGTATTCCAAAGCGTACATTAGCTCAATAGTTTCAGGTGCAAGAAATCCAAATGAAAAAGTATCAATTGGAATATGTGAACTTACAGGGAAACAATTTGAAGCATATTTTTTTATCCGAAGTGTTAACAAATAGTAAACAAAAGAAAAACCAAACGAAGTAGTTATTTTTTAGACATATACCGTCGACAAAATTCGACAAAGGAGTGAGGAATGATGGAGATAGCATTAGTAATAATATCTGCAATTGTAGGAGCTTTGATATGGAATAAAATAAACCCAGAAACAGCCTGGATTTATATAATTTATGCTACTATTATTGTTGCTTTTTATTTAATTGCTGTGACAATCTTTTTACGATAATATTAATCGTTTCTTTGTAATTGTCAAAATCTTTGTTTTTAGCATATTGTTCCAATTGCTCAAAAAGATTGTTAGATACACCATTAAAATAAATAAACAAATTATTTTTTGCTTTTATATATTTTACCGTATCTTCATACATATTTGCAAGATAATAATTCATTGCTTGATTTACAAATTCAGCTAAAGATTGTTCTTTATTTTGATTATCAACTTCAAACACTTTCATTTTATATTTAAAGATGTTATCTACAATAGATACAATTACAGGAGAAAAGATTGCAGAAATTGCAATAATAGCTAAAATCCAATTATCCAATAACCCCACCTCCAATCGAGGTAAATTATAGCACAAAATCAATAAGAAAGGAAGTGATTAAATGCGAAGTAAATCAATAATTAAGTTTAGGGATCTCCCTGATACAATAACACCTTATGATTATGCAGAATGGAGAGGTTGTGGAGAAAACAAAGCTAGAGAGATATTCAATTCAGAGGGATTTCCAAGAATTAAAGGAGTTGGAGTAAAACAATTAGCAGATAAAAGAGCGGTTTTACTTTATGAGTTACAACTAACGAAAGAAGAAAAACAAGAAATACTTACAGAAATGGCAAGAAACATGATTTAGAAAGGAGGAGAAACAAATGAAGAAATCAGATAAAATATTCAAATTTATAGGACAAGCTGTAGTATATTTAGCATTTTGTGGAATGTGGGCTGGAATCTTTATATACGGATTTTTACAAAACACAATTTATTAGAAAGGAGGAACGAAAGATGTTTAAAACAAAAAAAAGAGTTAAAAGGCTTAGTAAGAGCAAGTAGACATTCATTAGCTGAGGCAGAAGAAAGAGTTTCACAAAGGGAAAAAATGATAAGACACCAACAGGAAGAAAATTTAGAACTTTATGAAGAGAACAAAGATATTAGAAGCAGATATGAAGAATCAATTGAATTAATTAAAAGAATTAAGTATCTTGCTGAAGCAACAACTTATAACAACGACAGAGCTAGGTTGGGCAAAATTAAAGAGCTAACACGAGAATTTGAAGCAACGTGCTAACTCTAAAATTACATATTAAAATGCTCTATGCTTATATTATAGCATGAGTTAGGAAGGAAAGTCAAATGTTAGAAAATAGAATGGTTATAGATGACGATAATTACATAGAAAAAGATGATGAAGAATATAACATATTCGACTTAATAGATGAAGAATGCGAATTATTCGATAGATGGGAGGAAGAGCAATGTTAGCAAGTTATGATGAATTAAGAAAAATAGATGTAAGCGAATTTACCGAAAAAAGAGATGGAGCTGAATATTTAAATTGGGCAAAATGTATTGATTTATTACACCAAAACGGAGCAGAAAAAGTTTATTTTGTGCCAGAAGTAAACGAAAAAGGTAGTAGTTTGTTCATGTCTGAAGTTTCTTTTGAAAACGGATATGACAAAAATAAAAAAACAAATAGATGTTATGAAACAAGAATTAAAATACATATTGACGATAACGTATATACAATGCAAAGCCCTGTAATGAATGGTGCTAATCCTGTTCAAGACAATAGTATGTCGCAGCAAAGAGTGTGGAACTCAATGTGTAGGAGTTTTGTAAAAGGGGTTGCAATTTACACAGGACTTGGATTTGATTTATGGCTTAAAGAAGAGGATAGAATGTCAAAACAACAAACAGACGACGATTTGTCAAAACATGACATATTTAAAATAAAAGAAAGATGCCAACAAATATATACAGCTAAAATGCAAGATGGATTAACGACAAAAGAAATAGCTGAAAAGCTACACAAAACTGAAGATGAAGTGAAAGCCATATTTAGTTATTTTGACACTTTAAGTAATTTTGAAAAGGAATTATATAACATTGATTCAAAGTCAAGATAGGAGCTATTATATAGGTGCTAGTGACACAAGTGTAGTTGTTGGTAATTGGGACACAAAAACATTTAATAAATGGTGGCTCGAAAAGTTAGGATTATTAAAAAATGATTACATAAATCAAGCAATGCTTGCAGGAAATAATTTTGAACATAAAATATTAGATGCTTTAGAGATAGAAGATTTAGAAAAAGACAAACAAATAATAGATGGCAGGCTGAGAGTTAATTTAGACGGTAATACAAAGGATTGCATATACGAAGTAAAAACACATAATGCAAAAAAGAAATTTATAGTTTCAAAACAATATTGGAGGCAAGCACAAGTAGAGATGTATGCAAGCGGTATATACAAGCTTTATATTGTAGCATATGGACTAAAAGAAGAAGATTATGCCAATTACTTCAATGAAATAGAAAAGGACAGAATAAAGCTTATACCTGTAAAATACGATAGAAATTTCATTTTTCAGGAATATTTACCTAAGTTTAAAATACTTTCAGCTTGCTTAGAGAAAGGAGAAATGCCACGTGGAAACCACAGGAATCTTGACAGATGTAAGCAAGGACTACAAGACAAACAAACTAAAAATGATACTTCTAACAGATTCACAAGAGTTTTCTTTAGTTGACGATTTGTTAGATGCTAAATTAAGCATAAATATAAAAAGATGGCGTAAAAAAAGAAGTTTAGATGCCAATGCTTATGCGTGGGTTTTATGTGACAAGATAGCCAAAACAATTAATTCTACTAAGGAAGATGTATATAGACGTGCAATTAATGCTGTTGGAACATTTGAGCCTATGATTGTAGAAGAAAAAGCCTTTGAGAATTTTAAACGTATCTGGGAAAAACAAGGGCTTGGATTCTTGGTTGAAGAGGTAAGTAAACAAAATAAGTGTGTGAAAGTACATTGTTATTATGGTTCGAGTTCTTATAATACTAAGGAAATGTCAGTATTAATTGATTATATAGTACAGGAAGCAAAAGAGCTTGGAATTGAAACAATGGCAGATAATGAATTAAACGCTATTTTGGAGGCTTGGCAATGAGTAAAAGGAAAAGTCGTAAACATATCCACAATGATAGATATATAGCATTACAAATAAGTCCTGAATTAAAGCCTATAGTTTGGAAAAGAGATAACTATTGTTGCGTAATATGTGGAAAGCCTGTACCCAAAAGTTGTGCAAATGCCCATTATATAAACCGCTCACAAGGCGGAATGGGAATAGAAGAAAACATTGTTACACTATGTCCTAAATGTCATTTTGAAGATGATAATGGACTACATATACAAGAATATCAACAAAAGATAAAAAAGTATTTACAGTCAAAATATGAAGACTGGAACGAAAAAGATTTAGTTTATAGCAAATGGACTTAAAAAATACGAAAGGAGAAACTTATGGAAGGCTGGATAAGTATATATAGACAAATACAAGAAAATTGGATATGGAAAAGTAGCGAGCCTTTCGATAAAAGAAGTGCGTGGATTTCTCTTTTGTTAAAAGCTAACCATAAAGACACAAAAATTATGATAGACAGTAAGTTAGTAGAAGTAAAAGCAGGTAGTTTTATAACTTCAGAAATTAAACTTTCTAATGAATGGAAATGGGGGAGAAAAAAAGTAAGGACATTTTTACAAGGACTCGAGGCTGACCGAATGTTGTCCAAAAACAGTACAACAAAGTATACAACTCTAACCATTGAAAATTGGGAGTTATATCAGAATATGGAACAACGGAAAGAACAGCAAAGGAACAACAGAGGAACAACAAGAGAACACAAACAATAATGATAATAATGTAAATAATATATATATTATTTTATTTAATAAATATAAAGAAAAGATAAAAAATTCGATTTCGTTTAGCGAAAAAATAAAAATAATTAGTGAATTGAAAAATAGTAGTGATTATCAAGAATTAAATCTTGAAGAACAAGACCAGCTATTTTATGAATTAATGGAATAAAGGGAGGTAAACAAATGAATAGAGCATTAAAACAAGTAGTATATAACATACTTGAAGAAGATGATTATGCAAGAGAGGACGATTATTATTTAACATTTAGAGTTTTAAATAAAATGATAGGAATAAATAAAGATACCGCAATATGGACTGTACTAAGCGGTATGAGATATAGAGGCATAAGCTTTGAGGCTATATCAAGGAGAAGAAGATATTGGCTAGAAAAACACCCTGACATAAAAGAACAATTAAAAGCAACACCCAAAAGGGAAAAAGAGGAACAGGAATATTATTACGAGTTTGGTGGCAACCATATTCCACACGTTGATTAAGGAGGAAAAATATGATTATTTTATCACCAGGTGAATTAGCAAATAAATACGGATATAGTGATATAAATATAAAGAAATATACACCTGCTAACAGAGATGCGGAAAATATACATACATTTATAGTTAGTGCTGAAAAATGGTTTACTGTAAAAGTTGAAGATATGGAAGATGATAAGTTAGCAGAAGAATTTAACAAATTAGTAGAGAAATATTTAAAAAAGGAACAATATCATGAAATATCCAGAATTAAAAGGAATTTGTAAAAGCTGTTTAGGGTGTAACAGGCTAGAAAGTCCAGAGTTTAAAGGTATATGGAGATGTGATTATTACAAGGAGGTTAAAGATGAACAAATTTCAAAAAGAGTTTTTAGAAAAATGTAAAAAGGTTGAATTATTAGAAGATGTACCATTGTTAGACACGATATATATTTTGCCAACTAACAGAAAACACGATAGTGGTTATAAAATAATGTATATTGTTGGATATACAGAAGCAGGAAAGGCTTTTTATCTACTTGATACATATTGTGATGTGGTTGATTTTGGAGAATATGGAAGTAATATTAAGGACTTACATATAGACATAGAAGAGAATGGAATTATACGTTACTGGAGTAGATATCAACAATTTAGAAGTGTTTTTAGAGTTAGTAGCTGTACATTTGAAATGGTAGACAGGAAAGAATTAATAGGAGGCTAAAGATGAAAATAGAAATACCAATGAGGTTGCCAAGTCTTAACGAATACATAAAAGCAAGCAAAGTAATAAAAGGTAATTGGAACAAAGGCAACCAAATGAAACAAGACGTACAAGACGATATAATGATTTATTTAAACAAAATGCCAAAATATGATAAACCTATAAAAATACATTTCCACTGGGTTGAGGAAAATAAAAAACGTGATTTGGATAATGTGTGTTTTGCAAAAAAGTTTGTATTAGATGCAATGGTTAAAGCAGGAAAATTAAAAGATGACAATAGGAAATGCGTAACAGGATTCACAGATACGTTTGAATATGCAAAAGAAAGTAAAGTAATTTTGGAGATAGAGGAAATATGAAAGAATACGGATTATACGATATAAAAGACTATGAACAATGTGTATGTATAGGAACAATTTCAAAAATAGAAAAATTTTTAGGCAAAAGGGCAAATTCTTTACATGAACATTTAAACAGAAAAAGAAAAGGTGAAGTAAAATACATACACCAAAGATATGATTTAGTAGAAATAGGAGGGAAAAATGAAAGAAATATTAGAAACAACAAATTATGATTTGTTTAAAAAATTAGGAGGAAACAGAGCAACAAGCATAAGTAGAATTAATAAAATTAAAAATTCTATACTAAATGTTGGATATATAACAAGTCCAATATTAGTAAATGAAAATATGGAAATTATTGACGGACAAGGAAGATTTGAAGCATTAAAGGAACTCGAAATGCCGATTGAGTACATTATACAAAAAGGATTAAATATTAAAGAATGTATTGCAATGAATATAAATCAAACTAATTGGAATATATTAGATTATATTCAAAGTTATGCAGATAAAGGAAACCAAAACTATATTTATTTTATCGATTTAATAAATACATTTCCAAAGCTAAGAGGTATGCATTTTTATTCAATAGCATTATCTGGTAGAGGGCATCCTGATTTTGAAAAAATAAAAAGTGGAGATTTAATAATAACAGAAGAAGAATATGAAAAAGCTAAAGAAAAACTAAAATTTATTTATCCTATAAAGGCAGAATTTTCGTATGTTAAAAGAATAGATTATATCCTTAAAGGATTATTATATTGTTTAAATATGGAAATGGTTGATAAAGAATTATTAAAACGAAAAATTATTGATGTTTTAGAGTCTGGAGTAATACCACCAATGCCAACAATTGAAGAAGTAATGCAATTTATGGAAAAAATATATAATAAAAATAAAAGAGGATATACGGTATATATATACACAGAATATAGGAAGGGTGTAGAAGAAAGGATAGCTAAAGGATTTAATTTAATAAATAATAATAAGCAAGGAGTAAAAATATGACAAAACAACAAATAAGAAAAGCAATAATAGACAGACTGTGTAGAAATGCAATAGGATATAAAGAGCCTGCATTTCATAGCAAGAATATAACACAACAAGAAAGAAATGCAATAGAAGAAGTAATAGAAGAAATAATAGATTACTTAGAAAGCTACGAAGAAAACACAAAATGGAAAGAATTATACACAGATGATGGGAGGTAAGAAATATGAAAGATTATTTAGATGAAATAGTGAAATGCCCAAAGTGTAAAAAAGAAGTAAGAGATGGGGATAGAATATGGCTAGATGGAGAATGTTTATGTCCTCAATGTTACGAACACAAAAGAAGAAAATATTTTGATAAGGAGGATTAAGTAATATGGCATTTGATTTAGACGATGATGAATTAGAAGCTACAAGAAAGCTTCATGGTGTAGGAAAAGAAAAGATAGCTGATGAAATTAAAGTTGGAGAATATGTTAGGCTAAGAGGAGAAATTTTACAAGTAAGTCATATTGGGAAAAACTATTTTAATGATAAATTAACATCATTGTATATTACATTTAAAGAATATGCAAGTGGAAATTCGTTTTCTTTAGAAAATATAAAAAAGTGGAAACACAGCTTTAACATAATAGATTTAATAGAAGTAGGAGACTATGTAAATGGAGACAAAGTAGTAAATAAAAATGACGATAGAAGAGAATTAGTTTTAAGAAATGATACAGGATTTCAATATATAAATGAAGGAAATTCAAATGAAATCAAATCAATTGTAACAAAAGAACAATTTAAATCTAATGAATACATAGTAAAGGAGTAATTAGTATGAATGATGAAGAAAAGAAAGAATATGAAGAATTAAAAAGTTTATTATATCATGGAACATTATCTCAATATGGTAAAAGAAAATTAATAGGAATTGTCGAAAAACAACAAAAAGAAATAAAAGAATTAAAAAATAAAAGGAGGAAATTAAAAGATGGAAGAAAAGAAAGAAAAGTATTACATAGTAAGAGGAGATAGAAGTGGAGTTTTTGCAGGAGAAATAGAAAACAGAAATGGACAGGAAGTAAAAATGAGAAACGTAAGGAGATTATGGTACTGGGACGGTGCGTGTTCAATAAGTGAATTAGCATTAAGAGGAACACAAAGACCAGATAATTGTAAATTTACAGTAACAATAGATGAAATAACATTAATTGATGCAATAGAAGTTATACCAACAACAGATATTGCAGAAGAAAATATAAAAAGAGTAAAGGATTGGGAGTTTTAATATGAAAGAAGTTTTAGAGGATAAAATAAAGAAGTTTTTAAGCCTTGATATTGGCTCTGGCTATGGCTCTGGCTCTGGCTCTGGCTCTGGCTTTGGCTCTGGCTATGGCTCTGTCGATGGCTATGGCTCTGGCGATGGCTCTGGCTATGGCTCTGGCTCTGGCTCTGTCGATGGCTATGGCTCTGGCGATGGCTCT